GACGACTCGAGTAAGTTAAGGGGTGCGCGAAGGGATATACTTTACATAAACGAATGTAATAATGTAACCTTTGACGCTTATAACGAACTTGCTATACGAACACGGAAGGAAGTTTATTTAGATTTCAACCCTGCTAACGAATTTTGGGTGCATACCGAATTAAAAGACGAACCCGATTCGGACTTCCTGATTCTTACTTACAAAGATAACGAAGCGTTAGACCAATCAATAGTAGAACAAATCGAAAAGAACCGAGACAAAGCGAAGACGAGTTCTTATTGGGCTAATTGGTGGAAGGTTTACGGCGAAGGCCAACTCGGAATGTTAGAAGGGGTTGTTTTCAGTAATTGGAAAACAATAGACACGATACCAAAAGAAGCAAGGTTATTAGGGATAGGATTAGACTTCGGTTACACGAACGACCCGACCGCTATAATAGAAATATACAACTACAACGGGCAAAGAATAGTTAACGAGTTAGCATACCAAACGGGTTTACTTAATAGCGATATAGCGAAACTCCTACCAAAACACGTACCCGTATACGCGGATAGTTCCGAACCAAAAAGTATAGACGAAATAAAACGCTTTGGGGTAACGATTAAAGGAGTAACTAAAGGTAAGGATTCAATTAACTACGGAATAGACGTAATGCAGCGTAACGAATACTTAGTTACTTCAAATAGCGGTAATTTAATCAAAGAATTACGCGCGTACGTTTGGGACACGGACAAGCAAGGCAACCGACTAAATAAGCCAATAGATTTTAACAATCACGCTATAGACGCGTTTCGATACCACGAAATGGAAACGCTCGGGATAGGCTCAAACTACGGAAGTTATGCAATACGATAAAACGAACGATATGCAAGTAATGATTAGCCGTGTTGAGCAATACATTCACGAGCGTACAGGCAAACGAGTTCAAATAGTATTTAACAATATGGCGCGGTTTACGGCTCACTTCGATATGCTAATTAAGGCACACGAGTACGTTGTGAATTACAAAAACACGAATAAATAATTATAAGTATATGAAGTTAGAAATAGACGTTCCAAGTTCAATTAACGAAATACCTTTAGTCAACTATCAAAAGTTCCTAAAGTTGCAACAATCGTCCAACGACGAAGAATTTATAGCTCAAAAAATGATTGAAATCTTTTGCGGTATTCAGTTAAAGGAAGTTGTTAAAATGAAACTAACAAGCGTTAACGACTTAATTATTCACTTCAAAAATATATTCGCGGAAAAGCCAAAGTTTAAGCCTACGTTTAAGATTAAAGACCTTGAGTTCGGGTTTATTACCGACCTAGAAAATATAAGTTTTGGCGAATACGTCGACTTAGATAACTATTTGTCGAAGTGGGACGATTTCCACAAAGCTATGGCGGTAATGTATAGACCTATTAAAATTAAAGACGGAGAAAAATACGAAATAATAGAATACACAGGCGCAGGGGAATACGGGGAGTTAATGAAGTTCGCGCCTATGGACGTAGCTATATCCGCTTCGGTTTTTTTTTGGACTTTAGGAAGCGAGTTATTAAGCGCTACCCTAAACTATTTAGAGACGGAGTTGATGAAGATGAACGAGACCGAACAAGCGACTTTAGCGCAAGAACTCAGTTCGGAAAAAAGTGGGGTTGGTATAGTTCAATCTATGGACTCGCTAAGGGAGATGTTACACGATACGACGAAGTTACTAAATACGGATTATATAAGTGTCTTACCTATCTTACATTCGAAGCAGAAAAAAACGAAATCGAATTAATGGAAATAAAAAAGAATAACAAATGAAGCCAAAAACTAAATTAAAATAACACATTTGGCTAATTATAAACTGAATAACAAATGAACGGTTACTACTCCTTACTAAACGAACTTAACACCCACTTTACTTCCGACCCGTTAGTGAATACCATTACGCAAGGTTCAATTTTTAACGTGGACTTAGGAAAACAAAACTTATTCCCGTTGGTTCACATTATGGTAAACCAAGTTACGTTTAACGACAACGTAATGACCGCGAATGTAACGTTAATGGCTATGGATAACGTAAGCCAACGTAAAGAAGAACCAACAACAAAGTTCGAAACTTCGGATAACGAAATAGACGTACTTAATACGCAATTAGCAATTTTGAACCGAGCGTTTGAAATGCTTAAACACGGAAATATATGGGACAACCTTTATCAGTTAAACGGTGCGCCTATTTGCGAGCCTTTTGTTGAACGCTTTGAAAATTATTTAGCGGGTTGGGCAATGACATTCGACGTTGACTTCCCTAACGATATGACGCGTTGCTAATGGATAAAGAACTACAACTTAAAGCACTCGAGGAATTTCGCGACTATGTAATAGCTAAGGCGAAAAGCAACCTACGCAGTAAAAACGCTTCGGGTAAACTCAAACAATCGTTAGGCGCAGAAATTAAGGTAATGCCGAATTCAATTCGTTTCTTTTTCGAAATGGAAGAATACGGTTTCTACCAAGACCAAGGGGTTCGAGGGGTACGAAGCGGACGAAGTTTAAGCGGGTTTAAGTTCGGCTCAGGAACGGGAAAAAAAGGCGGTTTAACGGAAGGGATTAAAAAGTGGGTTAAACAAAGACGAATCCAATTTCGAGATAAAAAAGGAAGGTTCATAAGTAGCGACGCTACGGCTATGATTATAACGCGTTCGATATGGAATAAAGGAATTAAGCCTTCAATGTTTTTTACCAAGCCTTTTAAGTACGCATTTAAGAACTTACCAAACGAATTAATAGACGCTTACGGATTAGAAGCGCAAGAAACATTCGACACAATAATGAAAGAAAATTTTAAGAATTATGGCTACTAACATTTACGCACGTTCCCCATTTATAATTGAGGTTAACGAAGTAGGGCAATCAGGAAGTAAAGTCGAACTTTACATTTATCCGAACGGGACAACCCCGCCAACTTCGCCAACTTACACGTTACAAAAGTTAATCCCTGCTAGTAACAATACACAAACGCTTTACAACGTTTCTCCGTATTTATTGGAAGCAATTAACCATAATAATTTTGTAAACAACTACGCTTCGGATAATGCTTTGTTGGGAACGGAACAATATACAATGGTTCAAATTAAACGCTACAAACTTGCATTAAGTACTTACGTTTTATTAGATACATTTACCTACCAAGCGTTTGACGGCTATGGATATTATTCGGAAGGTATGAATCCAATGCAGTTGGAATTTTACCACCTTGACGAAAAGAATTATTACTATTGGGCGGACGCAAATAACAACCCTTCGGTTAATCAACTTCAACGCGCAGGAACGTTTACGGCTTATTTGCCTACGGGTTACACTGTAGAATACGAGCAACTTCAAACGGGTTTAACGCATTCTTATACGATTGCTTCGGATAACGTTTACAATCTTTATAGGGTTCGACCCGCGTATTATTTGACGGGTAATATCTTACGAATTAAATTAGGCGCTGCTATTCTTTGGGAATCTACTTTTTATCCTATGGAAGAATGTTTATACGAACCCGTTGTAATAGATTTTATAAATAAGTACGGCGCGTGGCAACGTGAATTTATGTTTAAGGCTTCCTACGAAAGTTTAGCGACAACGGCAACCGAGTTTAACTTAATGCAAGAATTTTCAACTCCTTTCGCAAGTTACAATACGAACCTAAACCAACGACAAACTTTTAACACAAATGGGTTAATATCTTACCGAACTAACACGGGTTGGGTGGACGAATCCTTTAACTCAAACATTCAGCAACTTTTATTAAGCGAACGAATTTTATTAGACGGAGTTCCTGTTAAAATGAAAACAAAGGAATTCGAAAAACAAAAGAACATAAACAACAAAAAAATAAATTACGTTCTAGAATTTGAAAGTTCAACCGACTTAATTAATAACGTTATCTAATGAAAAGACAAGTTCGAATCTTTGTTGAAGGTAGGGAATTAGATTTATTCAACGATGAAACAATCGAAGTAAATTCCACGATCCAAAACATTCAGGATATTAGTAAAACGTTTACGGATTTTTCGCAGTCGTTTACAATTCCTACGAGCGCACGAAATAATGCTATTTGGGAATACTTCTACGAAAACGCGGTTAATAGTTCAATCAACTACCAAGAACGCTTAGACGGCTACATAGAGATAGATATGACATTTTTCCGTAGGGGTAAAATCCAAATGGAAAAGTCGCAACTAAAAAACGGACAACCTAACTCCTACACGATTACTTTTTACGGAGATGTAACCACGCTTAAAGATTTAGTAGGCGAAGACTTATTAAGCGACCTTGACTATACAACCGTAAACCACGATTACACGTTTACGGAAGTATTTAATCGAATAAGAACTACAACGGTTGATTACGATGTTTCTTACCCGTTAATTACTTCAAATCGGATATGGGAATACCTATCCACCGCACCCGTGGCAAACGTTCCGAATTGGCTTATTCCGTTTTTAGGTTCGGGTTCAAACGATATTCACACGAACGCAGGCGCGATAAATTACCGCGAGTTATTTCCTGCATTACGGGTAAAATCAATTTTTGATATTATCGGTTTACAATACGGAGTAACTTTTAACGGCGCATTTTTAACCGACCCGAAATTTACGCAGGCTTATATTTGGTATAAAAATAAAAACGATTTCGAGTTTAGTGGGCAACCTCAACAACTAGATTTAGATACTATCATAAGTTCTTATATTCCAACTTACCCGCTTAACCTTTATGTTGATTCTTCGTTAAACCAAATTACCACCCCGTTTTTTAACGGCGCTACGTGGATGAACCACGTAATTACGTTAGACGTTACTTCGGTAAGTTCTCCGACCACAACTTATTGGATAGACACGTATAGAAATGGCGCATTATTTTCTACAACACAAGGGACGGGCGCGGCTTCTTACGGACTCGCTAACGTTACAAATGTTCAAGGCTTAAACGATGTTTGGGAGTTTTATATTCGTTCTAATTTTCCGTTAACGTTTGATTCCGAAATACAATACGAAGTTACCTACATAACTTCCGTGAATCCGATTCCTACAACGGAGTACATTCGCTATTCAAACATAACATTAAACCTTTCGGCTTTTACCGATTTAGCGCAACTTGCGCCACAAATGAAAGTACAAGATTTTATCGCAGGGATATTAAAGCAATTTAACTTAACGTGTTTTGGTAGCGGTGTAAATGAGTACACGATTATTCCTTTAGATGATTGGTATTCTTCAGGCGCTATAATTGACATAACCGAATTCACGGATAAAACCGAAATAGGAATAGACCGCGTAAAACTTTACAAGAAAATAGGGTTCGCCTTTGAGCAATCGAACTCGTTAATGAATAAAGCCTACTTCGAGCAAGGCTTAAAAGAATACGGGAACACGGAATATCAATACCCATACGACGGTGGAGAATTTACAATAAAAGTTCCTTTTGAGAATTTATTATTTAATCAGTTTACACACTCAGGAACTCCAACGGGTTTACAAGTAGGTTATTCACTTGACCAAGCCTACGCGCCTTATATCCCTAAGCCGTGTTTACTTTATAAATATGGCGGTGTGAATATAGCCGACCACATACACTTTACGGACGGAAGTTCTTTGTTTCAAACGAACGATTACACGATGTTCGGACAAGACTTAACGGACAACGGAATAAAGTATTCAACAAACTTTGCGCCTGAAACTTCGTCTTATTGGTTAACTCCGATTCAGCAAAGTATTTTCGCGACTTATTATTTTCCTTACTTAACTAACTTATTCAACCCTAAAAACCGACTAACAACCGTTAAGACGAATTTACCCGTTTCAATTCTTACAAGTCTTCAACTAAATGATAGGTTAATTATTCGCGACAAGCGTTATCTAATTAACGAAATGAAAACGAATTTAGTAACGGGAGAAACTACGTTCCAACTATTGAACGACTTTATGCCGTTGTTTCCTGTTAGGGTAATTCAAACAGGCGAAGCGCAAGAAGACGTAACCGTTCCAATTACGCTACCAAATTTCGCAACCTTAATTAACTTTACTTCGCCAAATACGGGAGTAATTTTAACACCGACTTCGATAACGGCTTCACAAACGTTAAGAATAAGTTTACCGCCAATTATTGGGGATATAGACCGAGCAACCGAAGATAGTAATTTAAGAATAACCGAAGCGGGTGTACAATTAGAAACCGAAGGAAGAAACGATGTTATAACGGTTGACTGCGAATATATTTACCAAGACGGAACAACACAAACAAGTCAAATCGTAATTTTAAGAATATGATAAACCAAATAGTTCAACTTTTACAGGTAGCCGATTTCGTGGGCGAACACGAATATATCGAGATCGCAAAAGGTAAATACAAACTACACGATAAATTAAAGCCCGCGTACAAACAAATGCTTCGGGAGTTATTAATAAAGAAACTAGAAAAAAATGGCGGAAAAACGAACGATAGAACTTGAGGTTAAAGACAACGTAAAAAGTCTAAAGGCGCAATATAAAGAAGCGGTTGTAGAACTTCAAAGAGTTTCCGCAGCCTATGGAGAAACTTCAGCCGAAGCAATACGGGCAGCAAAGGCAGCCGCAGAATTAAAAGACCAAATCGGATTCACAAACGATTTAGTAGATTCATTTAACCCCGA